TTTAGAACTAGGCTAGATGAATAAAAAGTCGTACCATTTTCTCTTGATGACGTAACAGTTGTATCGAGAGTTGAATTACCTTTGATGTCGAACTTCATAAGGGTTGGACTTCCACCAAAAGCTGAAACTTCTCCTCCTGATTTTGTTAAAGCTCCTAAGCTCCCATAATCTACAAAGAAAACAGCTTTCAAGCCACCTACTCCACTCTTACATGGTAAAGCTCTACCTTTTGTTAATATACATGGCATAAGTAATTGATTTTCAGTTAGTTAGCATTTCAGCTAACAATTATTTATTTATTTAAAAGGGAGGATAAACCTCCCCTTTGATTAGTTAATTAGATTTATTAGACTGATGGGTCGTAAAGTACAACATCTGCACCTACTCCTATCTGAACTCCTGCTGTATATCTCATGACTACTCTAACATTTTGAGAGCCATCAATATCAGACATATCAATAACTTTGACTTCGTTTCTGTCATTTAATAAACCTGTACCAAAGTATAAGTTAGAAGCTCTTGCTGCAATAGCACAATTATCAGGGAATCCTGATGATGGGTATAATTTTACACCATCAAAAGATAATTCGCCACCTTGATAAAAAGTGTGGCTCTTAGCATCTACACCTGAGTTAGTTGCTGCGAATCCACCTAAAGCTCTAATATACGCTTTGAAAATGTTTTGAGAGACATAAAGATATACGTCTTCTGCTCCATATACTCCACTAGGCATAGCATCAACTATTCTTCCTAGCTCAGCAACTACATTTGATGATGTAACTGTAGTACCTGAGATATCGCTTACTGTTGAGTCTGCGATAGCTAAAGTTCTAAAGCCATCAAAATTTCCCTCTCCTGATGAACCTTGCCAGATAGACGTTTCAGTTGCACTTGCAACCTCTGCTGCTACTCTAGCGATAACAAAGTCAGAGAATAAAGGAGGTAAACTATCGAAAGCACTGAAGCCCATTTGAGCTGCTTCCCAATCTGCGTGTAATTCTTTTTTACATATTTGTAGGTTTACTTGTAACTCAGTTGGAGTCAAAACCTTTTCTGTAAGTGTTAATCCTGATGTTGACGAATCAAAATCACAATCAGCACTTCTCACTAAATTTGAGAAAGCCCCTACTTTCATAGCAGCCTTAAATTTGATATTTGGTAGAATAGTTATTGCAGCATCATCTAAAGTTTTTGCTGTTAACAAACTTGCAGCAATATATTTTCCTGCAAATTCTCCTGCATAACTACTACTCGTAATTGTTGGATTTGGCATTTTATTTAATTTTAATTATTTGTTAATTTTTTCATTACTCTATCTAAGGTCGTTTCTTTTCTGTTTGTTCCAAATTGTACCTTAGTATTACTTCTAACTTCTGGATTGTGAGTGATAGGAGCTGATGCTGGAGCTGCGCTTAGCTTCTGGCTCATCTCTTCTTTCTCCTCCTCCTTGTGTTCTTTAAGTTCTTTAATCATATCTTTGATTTCTTCAATAGCTGAGTCGAACTCTTCTCTTTTTACATATTTTTTCATCTCTTTTTTCTCTTCTTCTTCTTCATGCTCTGCAGCGTCAGTTCTGTCCTCTTCTTTTACAGATGGCTCTTCTTCTTTTGCTTTGATTTCTCCAATGATTCCCTCTTCTTTAACAATCAGCTTTCTACCATCCTCCATCATGTACTCTCCTACAGGCACAGCTACTCTATCATCTTCAGATACTATAAAAATTTCTTTTCCAGCTTCAAAAGCCTCAGCTTCTAATACTGTTCCATTTTCAAGTTTAGCTTGAGCTAACTCTACTAATACCTCATCAGAAGTTTCCTCTCCTAAAAAGGTTTTGATTTTTTCTAAAATTTGTGTTGATTTCATGTTAATATATATTTCTTATAACGATTAATAATTACTATTTGTATTTTTAAGATATGTCTATTTTGAGTCCTCTTTTAATAACAGAATAATCTCCTGATAAAATATCTCCTGCTATTCTTTCCCATTCTTTGCCTACACCTGTTTCAACAAAGTTTACTCCTAATTCTTTAGACAATCTATTTCCCTCTTTTTCTTGTTCATCCATTTCCTGTATGAAATTATCATACAATACATCAAGCTCTTTAGCCTCCTCTCTTAAATCTCCTACCATTCTGTCTAAAACTTGAAACTTTTGTTGGTAACCTGCAGTTTGTGCTTTTAAAGTTTTTGCAAGATTCTTAAAGCCTCCTAGCTCTAAAGCTAGTTGAACCTTTTGTGTTGATAATTCTTCTTTACTAATTTCGACTATTTTAGCCATTGATTTCTTTTTATTCATAATTTTATATTTTACCTATTCCTTGATTCATGATATTGCCTTTACAGCATTTGATTGAATACGTTTCTTTATCCTCACAAAGACAGGCTCTTCTGCTTCCCTTTGGACTTGTTTTACTAGGTGTTTTAAATTTTTCCATTAGATAGATGATATAAACTTATTAATAGTTGCTAATACTTGTTTGTATTCTGCTGATTCACTTATTGCACCCTCTCCTGACTGCAATTCTTCTATGTTATTTGGATTGACACCTAATTCTTGTGCCATTTTTCTAACTTCAGCAACTATTGGTTGCATTTTATCTGCTGCCTCAATAGCCTCATCTAATTTAGTTACAGTAGCTCTTGCTTCACTTAACAAACCTTTAATTCTAGAGTTAACTGTATCTGTACTTGTATAATATGTTGTATTTAATTTGTCTAAATCATCTATTATAGCTAACTCTACTCTTTGTGAGCTAAACATCATCTTATTTACTCTTTTTTGTGTATTCATTTTCCCTGTCCTTTATATGGTTTTTTATATTTAATTTGTCCTACACTCGCATTTTTAGAGTGAGGATGTGATTTTCTTTTATTTTTTCTAAAAACATTTACAACCTTACGAGGCATACCTATTTATTTTTAGGATGTCCTTTAGGGAGTAAATCATTATCTCCTGTATATTTTTTGTTTTGAGGTCTGCCATTCTTTACTAAATAAAGAAACGCATTTACTCTAGCAAAAGCCCAAGCAGATGGGGATTTTATGCGTGGACTGTGAGAGACATTGAAAGCTCCTAATCCCCTTTGGAATACTGCTTTGAGCTTACCTACTGTAACCCCATAACCTAATTTTTTTTTGTATCTTTCGTTAAAATCATCAGACTTCTTTTGTAGAGTAGCCTCATCTTTTTTTGATACCTTAGCACCTCTGCCTGTTGAAGCGTCTCCTTTGGCTGTGCCTTTGCCTTTTGGATTTGGATTTGGTGTGCCTGATTTTGGAGCCTTAGGGGATTTTCTGATTCCTCCTCTAGGTCCAACTTCTGCCATCTTAACACACTTACCATAAACTTTTTTAAAACCCTTAGGACATTTTTTCATCTCTTCTTTGACGTGGAACTCGCATGGCATATACCATGTTTTGCCCTCAAGCTCATGAGTGTGAAATCCTTGACAGCCTATATTCTTTGCCATCTCTTCTGCTTTCTCTTGAGTAGAGTAGGCTAATCTATCATCAATGATTGCGAACTCATCATCTACTACCATTGAAGCTAGTTCAAGCTCTCCAAATTCTCTTAGTTTTTTTTCTGCATAGCGTTTACCAGCTTTGCCACCCCAAAGTAAATAGCTAATAGTACCACAGGCTTGAGTGTCGCTTTCGTCGTAATACTCCTCAGCTCTACTTAAAAAGGAGTACATTCTTTTGATTGTCTCTTTTGATATAGGCTGTCCTTGAGCAAGTTGCTTAGCTCGTATCTTACCTACTTGAGTAGCACACTTATTGTTTACCTTTTCGTTAAGTTCTATGCCTTTTTTAGCATTGTTTTTTACAGCATCAGGATAATCTGTATAAGATTCTAGTTCTCTTCTTTTGCCACTCTTTAGTCTTTTATCATAGTTGATTATAGAACGAATTACAGAAAGCATCTCTAAGGCTTCTGCCTCCTCAATATCTTCAAAATCATTTACAGGCTCTTTAGGTCTTTCCATTTTATCTGCAAAGTAACCCTCAATAGAAAACCCTTTAACCTTTCCTGTCTTTACGTAGTTATTCCAAATATCCTCATTGTTTACTTTGACTGTACCCATCCACGTACCAACAGGCACATTTAATCCATACTTTCTGGATTTATCATGTACATCATCCTCAACTAACCATGATTCAACTAAGGTTAAACCATTTATTGAATGTTGGTGTTCTAATGTAGCTTTTGATTGATTGCCTTTTGTAAGATATAATTGTGAGGCTTTCTCAACTGTTTCTTTTGAAAAGTAAATGTAATAACTTTCATCTCCTTTTTTTCTGAAAATAGGTTTATTAGGAATTAACAAAGCTCCTATTAAGATTCTTTTTTCTTTGTCAACTTCTGCAAGTTTAACTATTTCATTTTTAAGAGCTATAAAATCCTCTTCAATTGCTGGATTTTCTACGATTGAAATTGCTTCAATTCCTGTTAACTCATCATCTCCTAAAATTAGTTCTACTATTTTCATATTTATATAACGTTTATCATTTGTATTTTGTTTATCCTAGACTAGCTGATTGAACAATGTTTCTCTCAAGCTCTTGAGCTGTGCTTACATCTCCACTAACTACAAAAGCTCTTTGAGGTTTTGACTCTCCTAATACATCAGCTATTTGATTGATACCACTTGCTCCAACTGTTGTAAATGCAGGAGGTAGTGATTGTGCCTCTGGGGTTGGTGGTACAGTAGGCTCAGCTCCACCTGCTGGAGTGGATGCTCCTAATTCTGCTGGAGGTGCTGGGTCTTCAGTTGCTAAAATACTTTTTACATTTTTAAAACCAGAAGCTATAATTGCTGCAGCCTGTATAAATCCAAATATACCTCCTTGAGCAAGAGCTTTGTTTGCTCCAGCAAGAGTATCTCTAATTGCATTCCCTGCAGCTATACCTTTACCAAATTTACTTGAAGCTCCTACAAGTGAAGTAATATCTTTAAATGCCTGTTGTATAGCTTCTTTTTTCTCTGCCTCCCCTTTCTTTGTAATTGCAGTTTCTGTCTTTCTTGTATCATCAGTCAATTTGGTGCTTTGTCTTGCAAATTTTTCATTTGCTGCCAATATTGCATTCTTTGCGTCTATGTTTGCCTGAGTACCCTCTTCTGTTAAATCTAATTCAAAGTTTAATCTCTCCAGCAAAAGCTCTTGCTCTAGGGCAAGTATCTCCTTTTGTATTTCTATTTTTTTCATGGGGTCCTCTTCAAGAGACAAATCAAATTGTTTTGCAGCTAGTAATCTCTCTCTCCTCGCTATCTCATCTGCATTTTCTAGGGCATGAGCTTCTCTCTTTTTTTGTAATTCATTTTGCCTTTCTGCCTCTGCTGCTGCTGCATCCTCATCTGCAAATTTCTGTCTTAAATCTGAAATCTTTTTATCTCTAGCTGTTGTTAACTGTACAAACACCTCTGAATCCTCCTCTAAATATTCTTTAGCATTTTCAAGTAATTTATCGTAGTGTGCGTTGATTTGATTTACCTGTTCGTCTCTCTCCTCCTGAGGTCCTATGATTGTGCCTTTTCTAATCTCCTCTAAAGCACGAGCCATCTTAGCAGCTTTTTGTTCTGCTGTTTCGCTAGAGCTTCCTGTTTTCTTAACTTTTTTCTCTGTGCTATTGAGTGCAGCCTCTGCCTCAAGAGCCTCTGCAGTTAAGTCTTTGAATACATCTTTTAAACCATTGATAATAGCTTCTTGTTCGCCATAGCTATTAGTAAGCTCAGCTATTTTTTTGTTTGTAGCAGCTATTTTTTTATCTTTTCCATATAAATTACCTGCCTCGAGGTCAAATCGTCTTTCAAATAATTCGCTTAATTCAGATTCGTTAGCTATCCTTGATTTTACTAATTTTGCCTCCTCCTCAGCTACTAATTTTGCAAAAGCATCTGCCTTAGCTCTTGCCATAGTCGCAGTAATATAAGGACCTGTTGAGGCTGTAACTTGGTCTAAGGCTCCAGCACTATCAATGGTCAATCCATTCAGCTCAGTAACTGTGCCTGATAGTTGTCTAAGTGCTTCGTTTCTAACCTCCTCACTTCTTGAGGTATCTAGTACAATATCTCTCAATGTTTCAAGACCTCTGGCTGCATCAACTGCAGCAACATTTGCCTCCTCCATAGCTTCATTAAATCTCTCCTGTTGAGGATTGATTATACCTAAAAATATTTTAACCTCTCTGAAATTTGCTATTAGAGCTGATAAACCTATAACTAGGACACCAATACCTGTTGCTAGTATTGCACCTTTGAGTCCTTTAAGACTTTTGCTGGTTAAACCTACAGCCTCTCCAGCATCTTTAAAAGTCTGAGCCATACCTCCTGTAAGCTGATTCAAGAGACCCATAGCTCCTCCATTTTCTGAGACTCTAGTTGTAAGTGCTTCAGAGCTTTTAGTAGTTTGTTTCTGGTTTGTATTTAGTTTGTCTAAACTGCCATTAACCTTTTCAATATCTTTTACAGCAGAGTCTGCTCCTACTGTTTGTAATTGTACAGTTACTTTTTTTGCCATTTTATTTCATTTTTAAATTTTTTGTAACCCTCTTTAAATGTTTCAGGGAGCTTATATTTTCCCTTTGCTATTCTTATGTTTTCTGTTTCGCCTGTCGCTAGAGGCAATAACTCAATTATATCTTTTATCATGTTAGTACACTGTTAGTATATGATTGTTTTTTTACGATTAAATCTAAATCAGAATCCCCAGAATTAAGATTTATTTTTATACTGTTTATATAATAGCTCTGGTCTCCAATTACTATTGTGTCATTTACGCTGTAATTCAAAATAAAACTTACAGGGAGTTTTGCTTTTACTTTTACGATTCTTGTATTTTTATTAAATGTTTGTACAATGTACTGCTGATAAAATCTACTAAACAAACTATTAAGATTTACCTCTCTAGCAAATTCGTCATACTCAGCATTAAAATTAAGCGTATGGTTACTATCACTAGACACACTTGAAGGAGCATTGTACGTAGTAAAATTTGATGCTGTTATAGGATATGTAGTATTACTTATCAATCTGTTGAAAAATAAAAATGGTGCGCCCAGAGTTGTTTGCCCTGAATCATCTACCCACCATCCTAGAATATTATTTGTGACGTTTCCTGATGAGTCAATAAGATTTATTAATACACTTCTCTCAAATGGCACAATCTGGTCAAAACTTTTACCATCATATTTTTCAGGAGCTGAATATTTCAAATCTCCAAACGCTTGAGCAAATTGATTTCTGAATCGTATGC